CAAGTTGAAACAACTCCTAGACCATCTATTCAAGATCAGTTAAATAATCTAGATGCACAACAAGTTTATCAACAATCTGCTGAAAATGTTAATAAAAAAGAAGATATGGTAACTAAAGGCGGTGGAAATACTGTAGTCTCTGCACCAACTGTTAACACATCTAATAAAACAGTAAATCAACAAAGTGTTAAATTGCCTACTAGAAATCCTGATAGTACATCTAATAGATATATTTCAAGTAGATATGCTATACAATAAAAAAGGGGACATAAGTCCCCTTAAATTACTAGATAATTAAAGATTAATCTTCCGCGGCCAATTTAGCAAAATAGGCCATAGTATCATCGTCATCTTCAGTTACTGATATAGTTACAGGTTTTGCAACTTGAGTTACTGCCGGTGCAGAAGGTATATCAAACTCTTCAGCAATTTGTTCAGCAGTTTTTGGTGTATAACTATCATTTGCTAAAACATTATCTAACTTTTTCTTTAAAAAGTCATAGTCTTTAAAATTAGCTGGATATAACCATTCTTGTAAATTATGTCTTGTGTTCATAATATTAACAAGTTTATCATCATCCTCTGTTACTGGAATTGGATCAGAAAATGTAGACTCATCATAGTTAGGATAACTTGCAACAGTACGTTGTCTTAATCTAAAGTTAGCACCTTCCCAAAGATCAAATACATTTATTGGTGTTTCATCTTCAAAGGTAGGTTTTGCTTTATCCATAATCTTGTCAAAGATTTTCTTACCAAATTTAAACATGAAAACTTTACCTTCATTTTCAGGATTCTTTGGATCTGACATAACTAAAATATTTGCATAATAAGATAAGCGACGTTTTTGTTTACGTGCAATTTCTTTATTAGCTTCTACACCTGAATTCCAAAGTTGAGCGTTTAATTGCGACACGGGGTCTTCTTGGTTAATAGTATTAAGATTGTTCTCAATATACCATTTACCTGTAGGACCTTGAAAACCGTGTGAGAACACTTTGGCCCAAGGTAATTCATTCTCATCCCCATCAATGCGCGGCAGAAAACGAATAGTCGCAGTACCATTTCCTGCTTTATCTACAGTAAGTTTCCAGACTCGATTATCGTTTCTAGATTGGGATTGAGGATTATTGATTTTATCAATTTCAGAAGTGATTTTAGCAAAATCAGTTGAGCGGGATTTGCGTAAAGCTGTAATATCAAGAGCCATAATTTTTCCTTGTTAGCGAAGTATTTGCGAAGTATATTGTAGTTGATTTAAATCTTCTACAAAGTTATTTATAATAGGAAATATTTTATCCATATTATATTTTACAAACCGTTTAGATTTGTAAATTCTGCGTATATCTTTTTCCCACATGGTTTGCATATAACCAGACATATGCCAATTATTAATTAAATCCATGAAGTGATTAAGGATACACACAGTTTCTAGAGAAATTCTATTACTAATAAGAAGAGTTAATATACTTGGAGGTTGGCAAAACCCAAACTCAAGTACTTCTTCCTTTGATAATTTATTTTTCTCTGAGTCTATTATAATACAATTTAGTTCATCTGTAAATACTTGTGTGATACTTTCTTTACGTCTAAGCCAATTAGTATAATATGTTTCAGCATGTGATAATTCATATACAGGTGAATCATTACCATATGCAAAATTTGATACATAAAATTGAATAAGTTGCGGTTCCTTTGGATATTTTTTAGCAAGTTTCTCAAATAATGACCTATCATTTCTTTTATCAAATAACTCACGAGAATACTTTACTGCTCCGCGTTTCTCAAAAACATCATAAGAGTCTCGTGTATAATGTAATCTAATAGCCAAAAAAAACTTATACGCTGAATATCCATCCATTAAAAATCTAAAAATGCTTGTTTAGGTAAATAGTTCATATCTACAAAGTGCATTTCAAGTTTATCTTTTAAAGATTTATTAATTAACTTAGTAACCTCTTCAGGTTCAATAAAATTTTCATTGCAATATTCTAATAGAGCATCAACAACTCCAATATTTCTTTGGTTGGCAATCGTTTCTATATGCAATGAAAAGTCATTTGCAGATTCAAACATTAAATTTCTCCAGGTAATACGCACATAGTTTGAGATTATCTACAACTTCACAATATTCATCTGTTTTATCTCTATAGATTTTCCAATTGCTTACTATTTTATTTTTACGGTCAAGATTATTATTAATAAGAAAATTATTAAAAAATTCATCAAGAGATTTAATTTCACTTGAAAGATTTTGCTTAATCTCTTTTAAAATATCGAATTTCCGATGAGTTGCCGCATCTAAAATTTTATTGTAGTAAAGGTTATTCATCACTAATCCCCAATAAAGATTTTACTCTATTACGAGCTGTCTCATAACCTACTTCAAATGAATCCCAAACTTGTTCCTTTGAATTAGCCCAATCTCTTAAAGGTATTAAATTGATTTCATCATCTTTTTTAGATGTTTTCCAAATATCTTCAGTGTACTGGATTAACCATTCATCAAAGTCAGATTTGTCCATTTCACCTTCACATATTTCGCCAAATATATTTCTATTCATAATTAATCTCTATTAAAGTGCTTTATAGTGTACAGGTCTTTCATATAGACCATCTGTTTCACGAAATACTGAAATAAGTCTATTGCAATCAGTGGTAAATCTAGCAGTTTCTCCATATCCTATGTTTAAACCCAAAGGCCAAAGATTTAGTAAATCTTCTGATTGAAGAGCTTCATTTAATGTTAAGAACCAATTTTGTTTTACTTTTCTCATGATATAATATCCTCAGTTATTTAATTTATGAGTCTATTATATCATGTTTTTAGAAAATGTAAACGTTTATTTTATACTTTTTCAATTTTCATAATCTTATAGAAGTAATGTTTACCTATTTTAACACTATTCTTAGGTCTTTTAGAGTACCTATGTTTGAAAGAGTCGAAAGAGTCTAGATTTCCAATTGGATTTCTAGCATTACCATGGAGTATATTAGTTGCTAACTTAATAAACTCTTCTTTATCTTTAGCAGGTATACGTTTCTGTGTATACTGTTGCTTCACTATTTTACACGCTGGCTGGTGGAATATCTGTGTAGACCTAGTAACAATCGTTGCGCCTACTGCAAGTTGTCCAGTCAGGGGTTCACCTCTAGCCTCAGAATAAATTGTTTCTGCGACACATTGTATATCTTTGTTTGAAACATTGATCTTTTTATGTACAATAGTCTGAGCATATATTGATGCAGACATACTATACAGACATAAGAGCATTGTGATTGCTCGCATGTGGTTCTCCTATTTTTTAGTGACAGTGTTAGAAGATGCCTAACATTGCTTCCCTAGTTCTTCGGTGGACTCATTGCCTAATTTGAACGTTTTTGGGAGTGGTACTTCAGTTTATCTTATACTTTTCTCCTATTTGTAATGTATTACTATTTATATTCGTTTTACAGCAAAATATTTATATCTTTGGTGCTTAAACTTCTTTAACCAAACTGCTTTATCTTCTATATAAACTTTTGAAGGATTATCATCAATCCCTATAACAATTACTAACTTATCTATATTAATTCCAGTTAACTCTAGAAAGCATTGAGAATAAGCTGCTGCTTGCATAAAGTACCCATCAAACTCATCAAAATCTTTTACTCTTCTTGAAGTCTTCCAATCAAGTACTGATATTTCTCCATCAAAGTCTGCAATTAAATCTACAGTACCTCCAACTTTTAATATATGAGAATAAATCCTTTTTTCAATACAATGTATATCGCCAACTTTATCTATATGAGGCAACATTGAGTTAAATACCTCTTTATCAAACATGTCAACTTCTATTTCTTTACCAAGTAGATAGTTTTCGCATAGTTTGTGGATACGAGTACCTCTATTCGCAGCTCTTCTAGATATAGCATCTGCTTCTGCATGGCCTACTCTATCCCGCCATTCTTGTATATGTTTAGCACCTCCTAAACCTGTGACAGAAGTTACTGATGGATACTTTTCTCCAGTAGGAGTCAAATAAACTCTAGATCCATCAGTATTCTTCTGAACTAGTTTTGGAAAATTGTATTCATGGAACGTCCGCATATCAAAAATTTCTAATTAAAACAGTTCTATAAGCACCTAAATTCGGATCATATAATGTTTCATAATGATATCCATAAGGTGCGCCGCCATAACTAGGTGAATAATATACACTTGCAGGTGCTATATATTGAGGTGCATATTGCTGTATATAATAAGGTCTAGGATTACTGTTTACATTACCTATAATAGAACCTAATGCTACCCCGCCAATTAAAGGTAATACCCAATCATCGGCGTGTACAGATGTTGAACATATCAATAATATTACTGCTAATTTTTTCATTATAATTCCTCATTTAATTAGACAGTATAATTCATAAATGGTGTATCGGTTATGAATGCTTTGAATCCTTCACCCAATTCTTCCATCAATATATCTAAAGACCACTGATACCCTGTATGGCTTGTGATGAATTTTAATTCTTGTTCACATACTTTAAAAATATCCCATTCTTTCATAATCTATACTTCCTCATTTATTTAATTTATGAGTCTATTATAACACTTTTTCAGTAGATGTAAACGTTTATTTTAGTGAAATTTCATTTTATATAAATAAGTTGTAGTTCACGAGATTGCACTCTCCAACTACTCTAAACATTCTAACAGCAATCAGGAGATCACTATGTCCAGTAACGATATTTATTCTATTCTTTCAAGCAAACCTCATAATCCACATTATCTTAATCGAAGATTACATTTTAGTATTTACAAAAAATAACGGATCCAGAAAATATGATATTGATGGAAACTACAGATTAGCTAATAAAGAATGTCCTACACCTCCAGGGTATTATGATATAAATCCAATTAATACTGTGTTAGTATTGAATACTTCAACATTATTATTAGTTGAAATAAATGGCATCGAATATGATAAAAATATTCATATAAAAATATCTGTCCCAAATGGAGATAGAATAAAATTATTTAGAACAGATATTAATAAAAATATTTATTATAATAAAAAATTAATTACCAAATACGGATTACCTAATAATTGTATTTACCATCAATTTCTTCATATTTTTCTTCTGCCATAATCCAAGATTTTACTAAACCAGATCGAACTATATCATCAGGAGTAAAATGTATTCTACAGAATTCTTTCATTGTGTCTGCTACCTTAATAAAATGAGGTAGCCCTGAAACTTCTGTAGATTTTTTGATCAAATCATTTTGTTTGGTATCACCTATAAAAATGATTTTTGACTGATGCCCAATTCGGGTGATAACAGATGAAAGTTCATGGAAAGTCATTGACTGGCATTCGTCAACAATAACGATAGAATTATCGAAGGACATCCCACGGACCGCGGTTGTAGTAGTAAAGTCAATATAACCTTGCTCTTTTAATCTAGTGTAAGCATCCTTCTTACCAAATAATGTAGAACAGATTTGAATGTATGGATCCTCATAAATGGATACCTTTTCTTCCAAAGATCCTTTAAGGAATCCTACATCTCTTGTTTGTACTGCGGATCTAACAATCAAAACTTGATTAAAAGAATTCCCTTTATCCATACATTCCTCAATACTTTTATAAAGGGCAATAAAAGACTTTCCAGTACCCGCCGAACCAGATAGCATCATGAAATATTCACCTACACGATATGATTCAAAGAATAGTCTTTGATTTTCTGTCAATGGTTTAAATGTTTTTAAATCCTCGATTCGCATCTTTAAGCGATTCGATGCTCCTTGCACAACCTTTTCATTTGCAGGTTGTTGATATTGCATGGTGTCTTCGAAATGTCTGTCAATAATTTTGGCGGCAGATTTACGAGCCATAACGGTCCTTTTAAAGTTGAGAAGAAGTTTGATCTAATTGACTTCCTGGAGTCCTTGCGTGTATACGCTGTAAAACATCCTTGAAGCCAGTATCCATTTTTCTAGTTGCAGTAAGCTTAGTTGGATCTCCTAAAGAAGGTGAAATTAAAATTATAGATTCTATATGTGGATTATCTATTAAATACTGTTGTTTAGAACTATATGACATACATAGTTCAACTATCTCGCCTGTTTCTTTATTTTTAAAATCATATAATGGCATTTATTCTCCTTTTACAAAATAGTGTATATCATTATAGTTTATATATTAGATATTTTAGGTAATGCCAGTACAACATTATAGTTCTTAGATTTCAAAGATTCATTTAATTCCATTGAACGAACTTCACATTCATATTTACCGCCTCTCCATTCGGTTTCAAGTTTGGCTTGTTTGATTGCTTTTTCTGCAGTGTCAAATGCACCAACCACATAACTATGCAGTTCTCTATCACCGAAACGATAGGCTGTAACTATATAAACTAACATGATACCTCTATAAAATCTGGGATTGGTCTGTTTTTCCAGTTATGTAGATGTTTCTTAGAACCATTATAGTAATTCTTATAAGATTGAACCGAATCACCTGCAACGATATATTCGGGTGGCATTGCTGGAGTTGGTTGCGTAAATACACCTAATTTGATATTAATTGGATCATATGATAATGCTTCATATAATCCAGATGATTCCACTTTATGAGTTTTACCATACCGATACGTGTATTCTTTACACAATCGATATAATAGACTTCTTAACCACATATAATTGTCATAAGAATGTCTAACCCAAACTGCTGAAGGATGATTTATATGAGTAGCTTTGTATAAAATGGGTTCATAAGAACTGCCAAGTTTCCATCGTTTGATTTTTCTACCGGATGAATCATCAATATATTCCTTACCATCAAGAACTCTATGTGCAGTAGATAATAACTGGGCATACTCAACTATCATTTTAACACAATGTTTATCAACATGATATTCAGCGCATTTAGTAGTATTTGGATCTAGATAAAATATATTCACTTCTTTTTCCTCTCATAATTAAATTTTTTTATCACGGCTTTTGGATAATCTTCCATCTCAATAAATCCTTCTACTTTATTGCCATTATCCATTTGATGCCAGATCATAAGATGTTCATGTACTATTAGATTAATCAAATCTTCAAGCATATAACCCTTACAATAATAAGAATTATTTTCTTCCGGCATACCAAAAGAAGTAACATCATTTAAAGGAACTATACCTACTCTACGCGCAAGTTCTTTAATAGTTTTATTCATTTATTCCTCATTATATAATAAGTGTTTATACTTCAAAATATTCTAATTTAAAAGTATTGGCACATTCTTCATATCCTATGTAACCTCTTGGATTACATAATACATTACATGTACCTACATAATAATTACTTTTATTATGTAGGTGACCGTGGATCCAATGCTTAATATTAGGTCTATCTTTTATAAACTGATCGAGATTAGAACAAAATCCACCATTCATAATAGTTTCATTTATAAATCTAGGATCTGTAGATTTAAATGAAGGAGAATGATGCGTAACTACTACCACATTTTTATCACTATGTATAGTAGACATTAAATCAATATAATCTGTAGTTTCTTTAAACATATCTAAAGCATCTTCAGGAGTAAATCTATTGTTAGACTTTTTAATAATTCTAAAATCATTCAGCATGTTTCTAATACTATGGATAGTTTCTAAATCTTCTCCATTCATATCTGTCCACATAGTACCGCCAATAAATGCAACATTATCAATAGTTAATACTTCATTTTCCAATAAATGAAAGTTACTATTGTATCTAAGAAATGAAGTAATATTGTTATACGTATTCATAATATCTGAACTATAACTTTCATGGTTACCACATACCATAATAACATGTGGAAATTCTTTACAGCAGTCAGTTATGAACTTATGGATTTTATTTGACCTATATAAAAGCCATTCCGCAGTTTTATTTTTATTGAGTTCTTCTAAATCATGTGTAACAAATATATCACCGGCTAATATTAAAACATCTGCCTTTTCTGTATTTTCAAGTTCTAATATTCCTCTTTCAATATGTAAATCCGAGCAATATGCTATTTTCATTTTAAATCGTCTCTCTCAAACTCGTTACTAACATCGTTTTTAAATCTGGATATTATATCCATTGCTTCTAATATATCCTCTTCAGATGCATTTGGATATAATGTATGAAGTTTTCCTTTACCCATACTTTGTAATTCTTTATATGTGTATGTCTTTGTTTCAGACACATGCCATAAAGATAATGCTTGATCATCCTTTGTAGAATCTTTTGAAGAACTATTATAAAAACTGTACCAATTAGAACTAGACCAGCGGGTGTAACTCATTATATTTTCCTATAAACAGAATGTTTTATTATAGATCTATTATATCATAGTTTTAGATTATGTATACAAGTATTATCCTGGATGATTATCTGAAGTACATAAAGAAGGATTTGCTGAAAAAGAAGAACACGGAGACTGCGAAGAGATCTCCATGTTCATATAGAGGAATAAAAGAACGGCCAATAAAATTAGTGGTATTGCTTTCATAATGCACCTATTAGGTTTTATTATGATTTATTTATTTCATTAATACAGGGTTAAAACGGTGTCTACTAGTACCATTATAGCTAATAAAATTGAAAAACTTAAAACAGGCACAATTATAATTAATTTGTCTTTTTTCATGGCATATCCTGAATAACGGTAACTATAATACCTAATATCGCACCAACTGCTATACACATATACAGTTTGATTATGAATATATTTAGTTCTTTCATTTCTTCCCCTTTAAATGTCTATTATTTTCGTGCCAGTTAGCTCTTTCGCTGCTTCCAGTGCACCGCCAAACTATGAAAATAAAAAGCCATAAATAGCAAAGCATCATAACCCATACTATAAGACATGTCATAATTATTTAATATTTATAAATGGAGTTGCCGAACCAGGTATCATTGTAGTAGGTAATTGTCCTGACCACTTTTCAATAGCGTTTAATTGAATGACTAATGGGTTCTCAGCAATCGCTTTTCCTTTTAATACAATTGATTGTGCTTCAGCATTTGCTCTTAGTAAAGTTGATTCAGCATCACCTCGAGCTTCTTGAATCTTCTTTTCAGCTTCTGCTTTAGATTGTTGAATTTCTTGTTCACGTTGTGCAGTTAATTGGGTAGCTTGTGCCTTTCTGTTAATTGATTCAACTATTGATGGTGGTAATCTCATTTCGCCCATCCAATTAATTTTTTCAACAATGATACCAATATCACTAACTTGTGATCTAACTAATGTTTCAACATCTTTGATCAAATCTGATTTCCCTTCGCCATAGATTGTTTCAATTGATCGAGTAGATGCCTCTTTAACTAATGCATCTCTGACCATATTTCTTAGATAGATATCTGAAATTTCATTAATACCTTTACGATATTTTTGAAACACTGCTGATACTTTATCAGCTTTAATAGAATAGGTAATGCCAATATCAGCATTAACATTCATGCCATCTTTATCTTGAAAAGAAATAGACTCATCACGGTCAGCAGTTTTAATCCACGATTCGTTCTGTGAATAAGTAGGAAAAATAAACAACTCGTCATTCCAGCCTAACCAAACACGTCCAGTATTTAATTCTTCAGAATCTACACCTTTACTACCACCTAACTTATGTACAAGAATGCCGACATTACCTACCGGAACATTGTCACACGCAGTTAATAATGGTAATGCGATTGCTACTACTGCTAATAATAATTTCTTCATTTGTTAAGTACCCATCCTGTATAAAAATAACTAAAAGGAACCATTAATGTTCCCACGATAATACCACTTACTACAAGCAAGTCTGATTCTGCTGAAAATAGATATGGTAGTACACCACCTATTACAATGATTACTATTACACATCCCAATACAACTTTAAAATACAATTTCATTTCTGTTCCATAACTGCTTTGTAGAAATAATCAAAGCAAGGATATATCCAAAACCCTGCTACCATATACCATGAGTATGAGGTAATCTCCCATACATCTTCCATCGCAATCCCTATAATACACCAAATCGAAAAACTTGTAACAACTACACTTAACCATTTTAAAACCATTTTATTTCCCCTTATTAATCCCAAAGATTTTGGTAATATTTTCCGAATAACCTAAATCCATTTCGTATTCTTGCTTGATATGCTTTGATGCTATCCCAATCATATTCTAATGTGTGGTTTGGTCCGTGTATCACTTCCCAAGTATTTTCACCTTCATATTGATAATCAGATTCGACCCAATCTGTATCAGAAACTCCGGATTTAAATTGGTCCATCCAATCATCATCTTTTTTAGATTCAAACGCAAATATTTCTTCTTGTAATATCCAATCCCAACGTTTGAAGAAGTTATCATCAAGATCATTTTCATCTTCGCATCTAGGAGCATAACAAGATTTTAGATAATCTGGTACATCTTCATCATCCACACAAGGACTGCCATGTTTAGTTGCTTTCAATTGCTTAAGCATTGGTAGAATAATAAGTGCAAGGGTATAGTCCATACTCCACG